CGGTTAGGCCGATTCATTCTTGGCCGCCTGACTATCACCAACGACAAGGCTGGTATCGAGGTGATCGGACCCCATGAGGGGTTCGACACCTACGACGATGCTGAAGGTCAACTGGCGTATATCACAGCAAAGTCCACGCACGACACTGTCATGATCCTTCAGGTGGCCGGGGAGTTCCGCGCCCGCACCACACTCATTCCGGTAGAGCCAGTATGAGTGACGGGAGCGAGTTCATCGAACATCTTCCGTGCCCAAAGTGCGGATCGAGCGATGCCAACTCGCTCTACTCTGATGGCCATACGTACTGCTTTTCCTGCGGTGCGTATGGTCACCCTGACGGAGAGGAGGTTCCTACGTTAAGGGCAAGTAGAGTGTCTGACCTTATCCACGGCGTAGTGCAGCCGCTCGCCAAACGGAGGATCAGTGAGGAGACTTGTCGAAAATTCCGGTACGAGACCGGCGATTATCGTGGAAGTAAGGTTCAAATCGCCAACTACTTCACGCCTGACGGGACGAAGATCGTTGCTCAGAAACTCCGGTTTCCAGACAAGTCATTCACCATCCTAGGAAAAATGAAGGAGGCTGGCCTATATGGTCAGCATCTTTGGCGGGACAAGGGACGGAAGATCGTCATTACCGAGGGCGAGATAGATGCCCTCACTGTCTCCCACCTTCAGGACAACAAATGGCCCGTTGTCTCCATCCCCAATGGAGCGCAAGGTGCCAAGAAAGCTCTTCAGAAGCATCTCGATTGGCTCCTCGGATTCGAGGAGATCGTCCTGTTCTTCGACAATGACTCGGAGGGGCACAAAGCTGTAGCTGAGTGCGCTCCCCTCTTCCCTCCCGGACGATGCAAGGTCGCTCGCATGGCGGAGTACAAGGACGCCAGCGAGGCGCACATGGCTGGCGCTGGGGAGAAGGTCATCTCCGCAATCTGGGATGCCAAGGAATACCGGCCTGACGGTATCGTGTCGGCTGAGGACTTGTGGGATGCCATCACCGATGACTCCACTGTCACTCAGTGCATTGACACACCGTGGCCCGGCCTCAACAAGAAGACCATGGGGATACGCCGTGGTGAGATGGTAACGTTCACCGCAGGCTCCGGCATCGGCAAGTCGGCCCTCGTTCGTGAGATCGCCTTCGACCTCATGAACAAGGGGGAGAAAGTGGGCATGCTCATGCTGGAAGAGAACACCCGGCGTACAATGCTCGGGCTGATGGGTCTCGCCCTGAACGAGCGTATCCACCTAGACCTCCGAAAGTGGTCCGAGCTACCTCCCGAGGAGCAACAGCGGCGCAAGGAAGCCTTTGACCTGTTCGCGGGGAAGCTCTTTCTATATGACCACTTCGGTTCGACTGATGTGGACAACCTTATGTCCCGTCTACAATACCTCGCTCAAGCCTGCGAATGCGGATGGATCATCCTAGACCACATTTCCATCGTTGTGTCTGGGATTGATGACGGAGATGAGCGCAAGACCATTGACATGCTCATGACCCGGCTACGCACATTCGTTGAGCAGACGGGTGTAGGGCTGATCATTGTATCTCACTTGCGCCGACCACAGGGAGACAAGGGCCATGAGCAGGGCCTTGAGACATCCCTGTCTCAGCTCCGGGGCTCTCATTCCATCGCTCAACTCTCGGATACCGTCATAGGGGCCGAGAGAAATCAGCAGGATGAGAAGACCAAGAACATCACAACTCTTCGCGTTCTCAAGTGCCGCTTCACCGGGGACACAGGCATAGCGTGTCATATTCTCTTTGACGAGAAGACCGGACGAATGCGGGAAATCGACCTCAACTCCCTCGGTTTCGATGAGGACGACGATATGTGGATCGAAGAGGACGACGAGGACGAGCCTTTCTAAAGGAGATCATGGGCCGACGTTTAGTTTTCGACATTGAGACAGACGGCCTCCTCCCGGACCTCACCAAAGTTCACTCCCTATGCATTAAGGACATTGACACCGGAGAAGCGTGGTCCTGCGCAAGGGATAGTGACTATACCGATATCGAAGTCGGCCTTGCGTTGCTGGAGCAAGCCGACCTCATCGCGGGGCATAACATCATCGCCTTCGACATCCCTGCCCTCAAGAAGGTCTATCCGACATGGAGCCCGCGTGGGGTAGTCCGAGATACCATTGTTATGGCCCGGCTCATCTGGCCGAAGGATTACCTCAAAGACCGGGACATGCGCCTCGTAAATTCTGGGCGGCTTCCAAAACAGCATCTAGCATCGTTCAAGCTGGAAGCGTTTGGCTACCGATTGGGAAATTACAAAGGAGACTTCAAGGGGCCGTGGGGGCAGTGGTCCCGAGAAATGCAGGACTACTGCGAGCAAGACGTCGAAGTTACCCTGAGCCTGTGGAAGAAGATCGAGGCTCAACAATGGGATGAGAAGTCTATCCAACTGGAGCATGACGTAGCTGAAATCATCGAGCGTCAGGTACGTCATGGCTTCTACTTCGACCAGAAGAGGGCATCTGAGCTTTATGCTACTCTCGTATCCCGGAGGCAGGAGCTTCTAGCGGAGCTGCAACGGGTATTCCCACCGTGGGAGGTGAGGACCACCTTCGTTCCGAAGGTCAACAACAAGAAGCTTGGTTACGTGAAGGGCCAGCCCGTGGTTAAGGTGAAGACCGTCACCTTCAACCCGGCCTCACGAGACCACATTGCGCAGCGGCTAAAGGCCCAACGTGGCTGGAAGCCCGAGCAGTTCACGCCTGACGGTAGGCCCAAGGTGGATGAGGAGGTTCTGTCCGCGCTGCCGTATGAGGAGGCCAAGGTTCTCTCCGAGTACCTTATGGTTGAGAAGCGCATCGGGCAGTTGGCGACAGGCAAGGAAGCATGGCTGAAGCGTGTTTCCAGCGACGGTCGCATTCATGGCCGAGTTGTCACTAATGGCGCGGTCACTGGACGGATGACTCACTCTGGACCGAACGTGGCTCAGGTGCCCAGTTCAGGCGCTCCCTATGGCCATGAATGCCGGTCCCTGTTTCGGGCTTCTCCGGGTAAGGTTCTTGTTGGATGCGACGCGGACGCACTGGAGCTTCGGTGCCTCGCTGGGTACATGGCCCGGTACGATGGAGGCGCATACGTCTCCACGGTGCTCGAAGGTAAGAAGGAAGAGGGGACCGACATGCACACGCTCAATGCGAAGGCGTTGGGCTGTTCGCGTGACACCGCCAAGGTGTGGTTCTACGCCTTCATTTACGGGGCTGGTGACGAGAAGCTGGGAACCATTCTAGGTTTCCCTGCCGGTTCTCGGGCGAAGAAGGCAGGCAAGGAGTCCCGCAAGAGGTTCTTGGCCGCTCTTCCGGCTCTCGGCAAGATCGTCGATAAGGTCAAACAGAAGGTCCGCAAGGTGGGTAAGCTGCGCGGGCTAGACGGTCGCGTCCTTTATTGCCGTTCGGAACACTCCGCCTTCAACACACTGCTTCAGAGCGCCGGAGCCGTCATGATGAAGCAGGGACTGGTCATCCTCGACAAGTCATTGCAGGACCGTGGCTTCGTTCCCGGCGATGACTACGAGTTTGTAGCTAACGTCCACGACGAATGGCAGATCGAGTGCAAGCCCGAGATTGCTCAGCAAGTTGGTGAGCTGGCAGTTCAAGCAATCGTGCGGGCTGGCGAAGTACTAGGCTTTAAGTGTCCCCTTAATGGACAGTATCAAATCGGACCCTCTTGGGCAGAGACTCATTAGAGTTCTTGAGCGGGCGTGGTCTAGTCCTTTCACTACCAAGTCTGACTTTGCGAAGGCTGAAGCTGACTGGGTGGCTATCGCCGCCTCTCTGGGCTTCATCACCACGTACCAACCTAGTGGGCGCTTCGGACGCATCTGGCGGGTAACTCCCCGTGGTGCGTCTTTTCTTTTCACGGAGAAGAGATGAAGGTGGAATACATAGACCACATGGGGGACGACCTCAGCGTGGTGAACGCAGCTCGCGTGTCGTTTGCGAAGTACAAAGACGAGTACGACGACCGGGACGCCAAGCTCATTAACTATCTGGCCGAACATGGCCACTGGACCCCTTTCGCTCACACGGCAATCACTCTTCGCGTCAAGGCTCCAGTTCCCATTCGGACACAATGCTTCAAGCATAAAGTCGGCTTCACCGAGAACGAGGAGAGTCGTCGGTATATTCACTATACCCCGGAGGTGTTCTGGCCGGACTACTGGCGCAAGGCTCCTGAGCATGGAGTCAAGCAGGGCTCCAGTCCCTTCCCGGTAGATGACCCGGACCTTGTGAGTCACATCTACGAGGCTAGCACGAGGTTCGCCCTCTCGGCTTACGAAGCCATGCTCAACGCTGGAGTGTGCCCCGAGCAGGCCCGGTTCGTCCTCCCACAGGGCGTTATGGTCAATTGGATATGGACCGGGAATCTCGCCGCCTACGCTCGCTTCTACAACCTTCGGACAGACCCCCATGCGCAGCGTGAGGTTAGAGACTTGGCTGAGCAGGTTGGGCAGATCATCGCCCCTCTGTTCCCTGATAGTTGGCGTGCCCTGACGGAGAGGACGGGATGGGACAAGGATTAATAGCAGCCGCCTTCTTCATGCTCATGTGCCTCACCCTTTTGATCCTGAGTATGAAAGATGAGTAACTGGACCATAATCACACAGCCCGGCTGTAAACCTTGTGCCGAAGCGAAGGAAATCCTGCGAAGCCGGGGAATTGTTGCGCGTGAGTTCGACATCACGAAGGATGCAGCCATCAAGGACTTCTTGAAGGCTCTACTCCCGAGTCCGACAACTCCCCAAGTTTTTGTTGACGGTTTCCGAATCGGAGGCCGGGACGAGCTGAAGAGGTATTTCGATGTACGCGGCGATTGAGATCATAAAGTTCCTGATCGACTTCATCGCCTATTTTACCCGTCTTCCTTCTAGGTTTCGTCGATGACCAGCATTGAGTGGAACACCTTCTGGTTCCTGCACTTGCTTCGTCCATGGACCAGAATCAAGCAACACAGACGCTGACCCCTTCCGACCGCTTCCCTATCGGAGCCTCCGTCAAGAGCTGGACGTGCAACGGTCGCGGTCCGTACCTCGGCACGGTCATTGAGCACGCTGGCCCATACAGCCTTCTGGTGCAGGAGGACTCAAAGATTGTGTTCGTGCCAACCGGCCTAGTGGAATTGGCCGGGACTATCGACAAGGAGAACGAGTGAGTCGAACGCTCCTAATCGACGCGGACGTTCTGGCGTACAACGCAGCGTTTGGCTGCGAGAAAGCCATCGACTGGGGTGGGTATTGGACATGGCATGTGGACTTCGACGAGGTGGTCGCCCGCTTCGATGACGAAGTCCATACCATGATGGAGAAGCTTGAGGCCGATGACGTCAAGCTATGCCTCACCGATAGCGAAGGAAACTTCAGAACGTCCATTGATCCAGACTACAAGGCTCAGCGGCGGTCCATCCGTAAGCCCATCGTTCTGAAGCACTTCAAGCAGTGGCTCATTGACGAGCGGGGGGCCTACTTCAGGCCCGGCTTGGAAGGCGACGACTGCATGGGCATCCTCGCCACCCATCCTAGACTTATCCCCGGTGAGAAGATCATCGTGTCCATCGATAAGGACATGAAGACCGTCCCCGGAAAGTTCATCAGGTGGGGGACAGAAAGCGCCGAGGTTGTCGATATCAGCGAGGAAGAGGCCGACTATTGGTTCTATTTCCAAACGCTGACTGGAGATGCAACGGACGGATACAAGGGTTGCCCCGGCGTCGGCCCGAAGAAGGCCGAGGCCATCTTGGACGTTCCTCACGACAAACGCTGGCAAGCCGTGGTCGCTGCCTACGAGAAGGCCGGGCTAGACGAGCGCGTCGCTATTCAGCAGGCCCGCTGCGCCCGCATCCTGCGTTGGACAGACTACAACTTCAAGAAGAAGGAACCGATCCTTTGGACTCCCCCTCGTGCTTGACGTGCCGATATCGGGATATTGTGTCGGAGAGAGACCCCTGCCGGAGCTGCCGTTGCTTCAGTCACTGGACTCCGTTTCCAGAAGAAGAAGAAGAAGCAGGTAGAGTGACTACACCGATCAAATCCAACGGTGGATCGACGGACTACTACAAGCTTCCTCCCGGTGCCACCGAGCTTAACGACCTCATTGAGTACAAGAGGATGAATTTCGCCTTGGGGAACATCTTCAAGGCTTGCTACCGCTTGGGCGAGAAGTCCGGGACGGACATCGAATACGACCTCAACAAGATCGAATACTTCGTTGGGCGTCTGAGGAAACAGATTAAAGATGGAACATTCAGATAACACTACCGAAGTCACTGAGGCTCTGGAGGAGTTCTTCGCTAAGTTTGATCCCCCGCGCGACCCCGAGTTCTGGGCCAAGCTCATCCTCGAAGAGAGCGTTGAGGTTGCCGAGGCGTTTGCAAATCTCCTCAAGGAAGTCTGCGACCTCCTCTATGTCGTGGAAGGCTTCACTCTTGCGGGTGGGGATATTCTGAAGGACGGTGAAATCCCATATCCGGGGGCTGTCTTGGGCGCTCTCCGAGTCGTCAACAGAGAGTTCGACCGGGACGCCATTCTCGAAATGTTCCGGATGGTCCACCAGTCCAACATGAGCAAGCTCGGACCGGACGGTAAGCCCGTTCGCCGCGAGGATGGTAAGATTCTCAAGGGGCCAAACTACAAGGCACCCGACATGCTTGGTTTCCTTGAGCGTCATTATTCATAGTCAAGGAGTATAGTGACTACACCATCGACGCGGGCGCTGATCGTCGCCCGCCGCACCTACAACCGCCCTCTCGATGAAGAGGGTACAGTTTTTGAATCGTGGGAGCAGACCGCAGACCGCGTTATCCAGCATCAGAAGTGGCTCTGGGAACGTGCTCAGGGCGGTCCCCTGACTCCCGCTCAGTTGACTGAGCTTTCCGCGTTCCGTGACCTCATCGTCGCCCGTAAGGCTCTCCCCTCTGGTCGCACGCTCTGGCTTGGAGGGACGGACGTAGCCAAGCGCCGGGAGGCTTCCCAGTTCAACTGTTCCTTCACCCATATCGAGACGGTCCACGACCTAGTAGACGCCATGTGGCTCTTGCTGCAGGGCTGCGGAGTCGGTGGTCGCCCTATTCCCGGCATTCTCAACGGCTTCACTAAGCCGGTGAAGATCGAGGTTCGTCGCTCAAAGATGACCATCGACGATTGGAATAGAGGCATCCGGGGAATGGAGCACAACATGGCCGTCATCTACGACGATGACGACCATGGTAAGGTCTTTCACCTTATCCTCGGGGATAGCGCCGAGGCGTGGGCCAAGGCACCCGGCAAGCTCCTCGCCCTTAAACAGGCCGTCGATACCGTCATCCTCGACTTCACTCAGATTCGGCCTGCCGGTATCCGCCTCAAGGGATATGGCTGGATCAGTTCCGGTGACGAGGAAGTGTCCAAGGCGCTTGTGAAGGTGTGCGAGCTGCTGAACCGGCGTGCTGGCCAGCTTCTTTCCCGCATTGATATCCTCGACGTGTTCAACTGGATGGGCACGGTTCTCACCAGTCGCCGCTCTGCGGAGATCGTTGTAATGCCGCACGGAGAGCCTGAGTGGGAGGAGTTCGCCACGGCGAAGAAGGAACACTGGATCAGCAATCCGCAGCGTGCCCAGTCAAACAACTCGCTTCTGTTCTACCAGAAGCCAACACGGGAAGAGCTTGAACACATCTTCCGGCTTATGGCTGAGGCCGGGGGCTCGGAACCCGGTTTCATCAATGCCGCTGCCGCTGAAGCTCGGGCACCATGGTTCAAGGGAGTGAACCCGTGTGCTGAAATTCTTCTCGGGAACAAGAGCTTCTGCAACCTCGTGGAAGTCAACCTAGCTGCGTTCAACAAAAACTTCGAGGGCCTTCTGGATGCCTTCTACCTCGTAGCTAGAGCCAACTACCGGCAGACATGTGTCAACCTCAAGGACGGTATCCTTCAGGATAGCTGGCACGAGCTTAACGAGTTTCTGCGCCTTTGCGGTGTTGGGCCTACTGGCATCGTCGGGTGGGAGCTGAAGGATTCTCCGGAGGCTTGGCGGAGGCTGAGAGAAGAGGCATGGAACGGTGCCGTCTCCATGGCGGTTGAGCTGGGCCTGCCGCTCCCGAAAGCAGTCACTACGGTCAAGCCGTCCGGTACGCTATCTAAAGTCATGGACACTACCGAGGGTGTTCACAAGCCGCTCGGTAAGTACATCTTCAACAACGTTAGGTTCTCGAAGCACGACCCTCTCGTCAAGCTCCTGAAGGACGCTGGGTATCGCGTGTTCGATGACCCCTACTCCACCGAAGCAGCTCTGGTTACGTTCCCTGTTTCTTATGAGAACGTTCCGTTTACCGAGGTGGAAGTGGAGCGGGGTGGAAAGAAGGTTACGGTTGAAGTCAACACGGAGACTGCCATAGATCAGCTTGAGCGATACAAGCTGCTCATGGAGAATTACGTGGACCACAACTGTTCCATCACCGTTAGCTATTCTCCGGACGAAGTTCCAGCCATTATCGACTGGCTTCTGGAAAACTGGGATAGCTACGTTGGTGTCTCTTTCCTGTACCGTAACGACCCGACTAAGACCGCTGAAGACTTGGGATACCCCTACCTCCCGCAGGAGGTTGTAACCAAGGAAGACTTCGAGGCTTACGTATCCAGTCTGAAGCCCATCAGCATTGATGCAGCAAACAGTTTCGATGAACTTCAGGAAGATGGGTGCGCAACAGGCGCGTGCCCTGTCCGATAAAACGCCCTCCCTTAGCTCATTCGGGGAATGAACAAAGAATTACCTGTCCCTCCTATTCCTAAAGAGCTTGTCGAATACCTAGACCAGCTCTACCCCGAGAGATGCCCTGAGATTGGCTGGAGCGACCGGGAAGTGTGGAGGCGCACCGGACAACGTGAAGTCGTCCGCTTCCTCTTGTCCCGATTCAAGGAACAGGAGGACAACATCTTGACACGGACCTCCAATGTGCAAAACCTCTAACAAGGCAACCCGTCTCGCCATCATGGCGGCTCAGGCACAGGCAGCAGAGCAGCGGCGACAGAACGAGCTTCTTCTCCAGCAGCAGCAGAAAATTCACGAAGAGAACCTTCGGCTTCAGCAGGAGCAGTTAGAGTTCCAGCGTAAGCAGGCCGAGGAAATTGCCAAGCGTGAAGAGGAAATGCTGAAGCTTGCTCAGAGGCCCACGCCTCTTCCTGCCGATGGCTCCGGTACGGTACTGACCGGAGGAATGACCGAGCTTTCCGGTGACGAGATCAAGTCCCGGAAGCGAGGCCGCGCTTACCTGCGTATCGACCTCAATGCCCCGCAGGTTGCGGGCAGCACTGGTCTCAACGTTCCGCGAGGATAATGAGCCGGTCAGACCTTTCGGCTGCATCCCGTTACGAGAAACTGGCGTCGGCTCGCTCGCCCTTCCTAGCGAGGGCGAGGAGCTGCGCCAAGCTCACCATTCCCTCGATTCTCCCTGACGAGGGGACCACGGGAGACGCCGACCTCCCCACACCATATCAGGGCATGGGTGCCCGAGGCGTGAACAATCTCGCCTCCAAGATGATATACGCGCTTATGCCCCCTAACCAGCCCTTCTTCCGCCTCATGCTGGATGACTTTGCAATCCAGCAGCTAACCGGGCAGGAAGGGATGAGAACGGAGATTGAGAAGACCTTCGGCCAGATCGAGCGAGCGGTTCAGACTGAGATAGAGACTACCGCCATCCGAGTCACGGCTTTTGAAGGCTTCAAGCATCTCCTCGTCACCGGGAACGTTCTCCTCTACTTGATGCCCGAGGGCGGCCTGAAGCTCTTCCGCCTCGACCGCTACGTGGTCAAGCGTGACCCAATGGGGGCTGTTTCCGAAGTCATCGTCAAGGAGCAGGTCAACCCTTCAGACCTTCCGCCCGCGTTTGTCAAGAAGGTTGGTCTCCGAACCGATGACACGGATACGGAGGTGGACATTTACACATGGGTGCAGCGCCGAGGCGCGTACTATGAGGTACATCAGGAGGTTAAGGGCGAGAAAGTCCCCGGCACCTCTGGGCGGTGGCCCGTGGACCGTCCCCCGTTTTTCGCCCTACGCTGGGCTAAGATTGACGGAGAGGATTATGGCCGAGGACATGTAGAGGAGTACATCGGAGACCTTCGGTCCCTCGAAGCCCTTACTGCGGCCATCGTAGAAGGCACGGCCATGAGCGCCAAGGTGGTGTTCCTCGTGAACCCCAATGGCGTTACCCAGGCCCATGCGTTGGCGTCAGCTCCGAACGGGGCCTTCAAGTCCGGCGTTGTCGATGACATCGGCGTTCTTCAGGTCGGTAAGTACAACGATTACCGTGTGGCTCTGGAGACTATCGCTCGCATCGAGCAGCGTCTGGCTCAGGCATTCCTTTTGACTTCCTCGATTCAGCGAGACGCAGAGCGCGTTACGGCTGAAGAAATCCGCCTCATGGCGAAAGAGCTGGAAGACGCCCTTGGCGGTGTCTATTCAATCCTCGCTCAGGAGTTCCAACTCCCTCTGGTCCGGCGGCTCCTGCTTGTCATGGAGCAGCAGGATAGACTTCCGCCTCTCCCGCCGCATCTTGTCCGCCCGTCGATCATCACAGGTATGGAAGCCCTCGGTCGCGGCCACGACCTCAACCGTATCATTCTCTTGGCCCAGACCGCAGATCAGCTTCTAGGCCCCGGCTCGCTTGCCCAGTACGGCGACCCGCTCAAGGTCATCTCCCGCATCGGGACGGCGGTATCTCTGGATACGGCGGACATTCTCAAGACTCCAGAGCAGATTCAGGCGGAACAGTTAGCCACCCAGCAGGCGGCTCTTATCCAACAGATTGCGCCTGAAGTCATCAAGGCAGCAGGTCAGGCCCAACAGCAGGAGCAACCACAGTAACCTATGGCACCCCGTAAGAAGTCCAAGCAGGAAGACGCCAAGGCAGCGGAGGGTGTAGTCACTACACCGGAGGCCACCGCCCCCAAAGTTCCCACCGCTCCAATCGAAGCCACTAAGCCGCGTAGAGTTATCGACCTCGGCGGCGGTCTCGTCCGTATTGACAATTAACCCATGACCGCGACCTATCAGGTTCCGGCGTCGGAGTCTCCTGCCGAGGCTCCGGCGTCCGACCAGAATAATAATACTCCGTCCCCGGCCAACAACGTCTCCCAGATTCCGGAGGGCTTTCCTGACAAGTTCGTGAAGGACGGTAAGCCCGATTACGAGGCCCTAGCCCGTTCCTATTCAGAGCTGGAGAAGCGTTTCTCTCAGGTCAATTCCCAGCCACAGCAGGCCCCGCAGCCGTCTCAGCAGGAGGTACAGAACCGTGTGCAGGCGGCGGGCATCGACTTTGCTGGGCTGGATCAGGAATTTGCCCAGAACGGTAAGCTGTCAGAAGCGTCCTATGAGAAACTGGCTAAGGCCGGTTTCGATAGGGCGTTCGTCGATAGCTACATCGCCGGTCAGCTCGCTCTTCAGGAGCAGGCTGTCAACGCTGCGATGGAAAAGGCCGGGGGCAAGGAGGTTGTCACCAAGGCCCTGAAGTGGGCCGGTACAAACCTATCGCCTCATGAGATCGAGGCGTACAACCGGGCGCTTGAACAGGCCCCTCCTGAGAGTTTGGGCTTCATCGTTCAGGGCCTTGTCCACCGTTACCAAGCCGCAGTCGGTCAGGAGCCCAACCTAGTCCGTGGACAGGCGGGCAGCGGCACGGGGGGCTACCGATCCATGGCGGAGGTAGTCCGTGACATGCGAGACCCGCGCTACCGGAAAGACCCGGCTTACCGGGCTGACGTGGAGGCACGACTGGCGGCCTCGAAGTTCTGAGGACAACATGCTTTCCTTTCTATCTTCCATCAGCATCGAGGAGTGGCTGGCTCTCCTCTACGGTTTTCATGCCTTCGCGCTTGCCGTGGTTAACCTCACGCCAACGCCGAAGGACGACGAGTTGCTTGCCAAGTATTACCGCGTGATTGAGATTATCGCTGGCCTCTTCACGAAGCGGGCCAAGTCCTAACAAAGAGACTGGGGGTACGCCCCCGGTCTTTCTCCCTGAAGGGAGTGAAGTCGTTACCGCTTGTTAGCGGGATGATAGGTGCCACCTAGAACATCACACGAAAACCTTGGCCTCCCGAGGGAGATAACCTTGCGTGGAGTGTGAGTTGTTCAAGGGAAGGACCAACAACTTCCTACAACAACTCTCTTCAAGGACAAAATGAGCAACATTACTCCTTCCCGCCTTGGCCTGAAGAACGGCACGGGCGCGGATGACGAACTTTTTCTGAAGCAGTTCTCGGGCGAGGTTCTGACCGCGTTCGAGGAGCTGAACGTTATGATGGACCGCCACTATGTGCGGACCATTTCTAGCGGTAAGTCGGCCCAGTTCCCGGCCATCGGTACGGCTTCGGCTTACTACCACGTTCCGGGCAACGAGCTTGAAGGGCAGGCCATTCTGCATGGCGAGCGTGTCCTGACCATCGACGACCTTCTGGTCGCCCCGGTCTTCATCCCTCAGATTGATGAGGCGAAGAACCACTACGATGTTCGTGGTGAGTACACCCGGCAGTGCGGTGCGGCTCTGGCCACCACGGCTGACAAGAACATCCTTCAGACGGCTGTTCTTGCGGCCCGCGACTCGGCCACGATCACGGGGGGCTATGGTGGCTCCATCGTGAAGGGTGGCACGGACCTCCCGGCTAACACTAACGGGGCTCTCGTCGAGGCGCTGTATCAGGCCGCTCAGATTCTGGACGAGAAGAACGTTCCGGAGTTTGACCGCTTCGCCATCTTCCGTCCGGCCCAGTATTACAAGCTTGTCCTCGACAACAAGACCATCAACCGGGACTTCACGAGCGGAAACGGCGATATCGCTCAGGGTAAGGTTTACCAGGTCGCTGGTATTGAGATCGTCAAGTCCAACCACGTCCCGAGCACCAATATCACGGCTCCGTCCGGCACGGCCAACGTACCCTCGGGCGTCACTCCGAACATCGGCCCGCGCCCGCTCAACAAGTACGCCGGTGACTTCTCGGATACCGTGGGTATCGTCATGAACCGGAGCGCGGTTGGTACCGTGAAGCTCATGGACCTCACGGTAGAGGGTGAATACCAGATCAACCGTCAGGGTACCCTCATCGTCGCGAAGTACGCCATGGGCCATGGTATCCTTCGTCCCGAGTGCGCCGTTGAGCTGTCCAAGGCCACGGCTACTCCGTAATTCCAACACCGCCAACAGGGAGGCTCCTACGGGAGTCTCCCTTTTTTTGGTTCCGGTATAGTCACTACACTTTCAGGAGCAAATGTCCCTCGCGCTTACCACCGAATTGGACGCGGTGAACACCATGCTCTCCGTCATCGGGGAAGCCCCGGTGAACACCATCGAGAATACCGGAGTGGTGGACGCGGTTATCGCCAAGCAGATTCTGGACGAGACAATGCGTCAAGTTCAGGTGGAGGGCTGGCACTGGAACCGCGACGTGGGAGTGGTTCTTACCCCGACCTATCCGCTTCCCGGAGATATCTACCTCCCGGCCAACACGTTGTCCGTGGACGCCATGGACCCGCAGATCGACGTTATCTCGCGGGGCAACCGGCTCTACGACAAAACCCGCAATACCTACAAGTTCGACGGGCCTGTCACCGTTGAGATAACCCGCCTACTTCCCTTTGAGGAAATCCCGCAGGCGGCCCGGTCTTACATCATGATTCGTGCCGCCCGCATCTTTCAGGACCGGGTGTTGGGCTCGGAAAAGCTGTCCGGCTTCAATGCGGCAGACGAATCCAGAGCCTTGGCCCAGCTCCGTATGATGGAGACGGAGACGGGGGACTACAACATGCTCAACGGCAACTGGGCCGTTGCCCGTGTCCTATACAGGAGGCCCTGATGAGTACCGTTTCTGGCTCGGTTCCAAACCTCATCAACGGTATCTCCCAACAGCCCTTCGCCCTCCGTCTTGCTTCTCAGGCCGAGCTTCAGATTAACGGCTACAGCTCCACGGTTGAGGGGCTGATGAAGCGTCCCCCAACGAAACACGTAAAGCGCCTTCTCAACACGCTTCCACCCAAGGCGTGGGTGCATATCATCAACAGAGACGTGACGGAAAGGTACATCATCATCGCCGTGAACGGAGACCTCCGGGTGTTCGACTTTGGAGGTAACGAGAAGACGGTACACTTTCCGAACGGTAAGGGATACCTAATCTCCCCTAACGTCAACTTCGGGGCCACGACCGTCGCGGACCACACCTTTTTCCTTAACAAGGACGTGACGGTGTATATGAGCGCCGAAACGGCCCCCAGCCGCCCGCCGGAAGCGTTGGTCTATGTCCGTCAGGGAAACTACAAGACCACCTACACAATCTACCTCGACAGTCACGTAGTTACCCTAACTACCAGTCTGACAGAGGCGGACGAGATTAAGACCTCGTGGATCGCTGAGCAGCTTGCCCAGCAGATCAACGCTATCAATAGCGGAGCTGTCTACACCGCCACGGTCTACGGTTCTACCCTATGGATCAAGAGGGTGGACGGTGGAGACTTTTCCATTCGGACCTCCGACAGTCTAGGCGACACGGCGATGCTCTGTATCACCAAGCATACGCAGACTTTCGCCAACCTCCCGGAGCGGGCCGTCCATGGTTATCAAGTGTCCATCGAGAACGTCCCCGGCAACTCCCGCGACAACTACTACCTGCAATATGACGATTCTCGGACCGCAGGTAACAAAGGCGTGTGGATCGAGATTGCGAAGCCGGGACGTGCGATCTCCTTCGACGCCGCCACCATGCCCCACGTGTTGGTCCGCGAAGCGGACGGGACGTTCACGTTCCGGCAGGCAGACTGGGATAAGTGCGAAGCGGGTGACGAGGTGACGGCCCCGAAGCCGTCATTCGTTGGGAAGAAGATCAGCGACCTATTCTTCTACAGGAACAGGCTCGGCCTAATTGCCGATGAGAGCGTCATATTCAGCCGTGCTTCTCAGTTCTTCAACTTCTGGAGGACGACCGCCACTGACCTCCTCGACACTGACCCTATCGACATAACCACCTCCCATGTGAAGGTGTCGATTCTTAGACACGCGATTCCCTTCAACGAGGCGCTGCTACTCTTCTCCGACCAGACTCAGTTTATGCTCGGATCAGACGAGGTTCTGACCCCGGCAACCGTCTCGCTGGATCAGGTGACGGAGTATGAGAGTAGCGACATGGTGAAGCCGGTGGGTGCCGGTGCCTATGTCTATTTCTGCACGAGGAAGGGAGGATACACAGGCGTTCGGGAGTATTACACTGACGGCCAGACGCGAGTTAACTACGCTAACGACATTACCGCTCATGTCCCCCGGTACATCGAAGGTAACGTCTTCAAGCTCGCCGCGTCCACTAACGAGGACGTTCTGGTAGCTCTAACCGACAAGCATCGGAACCGCATCTACGTATACAAGTTCTACTATTCTGGACAAGAGAAGGTCCAAGCAAGTTGGTCGCACTGGGAGTTTGACCCGGAAGCCGAAATTCTGAACTGCGAGTTCATCGAGAGCACGCTTTGGCTAGTCGTCAAGAGGGGGGACGGGCTCCACCTTGAGAGGATGGATATCGAAGAAAGCACGGGAGACCCCGGCCTTGACTTCGTGGTCCACCTCGACCGGAGGTTGACGCAGGAGTCGGTAGAGTCACTACACTTTGACGGGACTTACACCACCTTCTCCCTGCCGTACCATCTCCCCAACCCGAACACGTTGGTCATCGTAAGCGGGCCGGGTAACGATGGACTCCCTCCGGGTAAGGTCATGCCTTATCAGGTTGAGAACGGCGTCTACAAGGTTGAAGGGAATCTCGCCTATTTCTATGCGGGCGTTCCCTACGAAATGAGATACCGCTTCTCCCCGTTCCTCATTCGACAAGACGCCCCCGGTGGCGGACGTGTCGCCAACACCGAGGGCCGCCTTCAGCTTCGACGAGCCCTCATCAACTACGCCAACAGCGGGTACTTCCGAATCGAGGTAACTCCTCGGAACAGAGGCACGTACAAATACGTCTTCACCGGGCGCATCATCGGTTCCGGGAACAACATCATTGGACAGGTGAAGGTTGAGACAGGATCGTTCTCCTTCCCCATCCTAGCAAACAACATGCAGGTGACGATTGATATCGTGAACGATTCTCACCTTCCGTCGCGTCACCTCAACTTGGACTGGGAGGCCCTGTACTCCGTCAGGACTACGAGGATGACTTAATGCCAAAAGTTCGGCCAGCGACTGAAGAAGACCTCGAATACCTTTCCACGAGACTCAGGCCCGAGGATATCACCGAAATCTACGCGATGGACGGGAGCACCCCGGCCAAGGCTCTGGCCGAGAGCTTCGCCCATTCCACCCTCTGCAAGGTCATGGTGACGAACGACGACGAGCCGTTCGCAATCTACGGCGTCGGTCCTCTGGATACACCCATCGGCCCCTTCGAGTCAGGGGCCGGTGTCTCGTGGATGCTGGGCACCGAGAAACTGGCATCCAACTCCATGTGGTTCCTCAGAAACTGCCACTGGATGTTGGACGAAATGCACGAGCACTTCCCCACATTCGGGAACCTAGCTGACGAACGGAATACGGTTCACATCCAATGGCTCAAGTGGGCTGGCTTCGAGTTCGGGCGAAGGATTCCGTGGGGAGGCACCCATTTCCTCGAACATTGGAGGACGAAGTAAGTGTGTTCCCTTGCGGGAGCGGCGTCGCTCCTGTCCACGGGCTTGAGCGTTGCTGGCTCCGTCATCAGTTACAACGAACAAAAGCGAAACGCTTATAACCAGTGGCTGTACAACGTACAGCAGGAGGTTCAAAACGAGCGTTATCGCGGGGAGCTGATTAAGTATCAAAACGCCGTATACGAGCAGGAGATAAAGTACGGCTTCGAGGTTCTGGACTACATGAAGGGAGAGTTCGAGCGGCAGAAAAGCCTCCTCGAACGTTCTACCGAGAACATTCAGCAGAACCTCTTCACCCAGTACGGTCAGCTCCTACTTCGGCAGGTACAGGAAGGTATAGCCACTACACTTAACATGGACGACGCCCGCAGGCAGGCCCGAAAAATGGCAGCAGGCGGTGAGGCTGCCGCAGCATCGCGAGGTATCGAAGGCGTCTCCGTGGATCAGATCGTCGGTGACGTGGCTCGACAAGAAGGCGAAGCCCTCTCTGTCATGGGCCTGAATTATCAGGCAACCATGCAGCAGCTTAACATGGAGATGCAGGGCGTTAAGGCAACCGCCGACCAGCGCATCTACGACCTGCCTATGAACACCTATGCTCCTACAGGTCCGATCAAGCCTCCCGCGCCTGTGTCTCCCGTCACTCCTGCGGCTCCCGTCCCGATGCCGAGTGGTAGCGCTCTGGCTGTCAACATCGGATCGAGCCTAATCAACGGGCTCCAGAATTATGCCAAGTGGTCGGGCCAGTCCCTGAATAGTCTGAAGATTCTCTGATGCCTAACAGCTTGGAAGAAATCCTTCGCGGCAATCGTCAGCGCCGCTATGAGATCGAGCGGCCTGACTACCGCCCGACCGCTTCTCCCGTCAACACGGTTGCAGCCGAAACCCGCCTCATTTCACGGCCTATGCCGGTCAAGCCGGTAGAGCCTCTTCATCCACAGCCCCCGACCCCTCTTAGGCCGTTCGTCCCTAGGACGGACATGCAGAATCTTGCGAAGGCCCTTGCGGCTCTTAACCCCGTTCTCAACGCCTTCGCGGACGGATACTTCGAGGCGGAAAACAAAGAGCAAATGACGGAAGCCGAAATCCAGTTCCTCCGGGACAATTCCCCGGAGAGCTGGGCCGAGGCTGTGAGGAGAAACCCAGCTCTTGCCGACAAATCTCCGGTGTTCCGCAAAGCCTATGAGGAGCGCATCGCACGGAACCTCGTCCAGTCCCGAGCTGGACAGATGATTGCCGAGTATTACAGCTCGGAAATCGCCAACTCTACGGACCCTAATGCCATAACGCAGTGGCTGACCGAGAGGTTCAAGGGCCTCCTCGATAGCGTTGAGTCGCCATATGCGAAGCAGGCCATGGTGGAAGAGATTCAGGCGGTGACGGCCCGGTTCTACCGGGACCATCAGGCGAGAGCCAGGGATAACCTAATTGCTCAGAACCTTGAGTCTGCGTCTGTCAACCTGCGAACGACCATCGACAACCTCAATGCTTCCGGTGCCGGTATCCCATTTGAGTATGGGGAATTTCCGAAAACTAACCTGACGCCGGTACAGGAAGCGTTCCTGAAGGCGGTTGCTGGGCCTGAGAGCGGTGGCCGGTGGAACGTCCGCTTCAACGGTTTCAACAGCAACGGGGCTCCGTTCGTCGAAGGCGGGGACCACCCACGGGTGAAAGTCGTGATTGATCGCGGGCCTCACGCCGGTAAGACCTCGGATGCCGCAGGTATGTTCCAAATCCTGTCCTCCACATGGGATAGGTACATGCCGCCCGGAACGCCGTTCACGAGGGAAAATCAGGTCATCGCTGCGTCTCGCATCGCGGAGGACGCCTACAAGACAAAGACGGGCAGGAACCTCTGGGAAGACCTTGAGAAGAACGGCCTGACCCCCGAAATCCTGAAGGTCATGTCCGGAACGTGGGAGGCGTTAGGGAAGCACCCGCCGAGCCGCTTCATCGCCACCTACAATCGCGCCCTCCGAGAACGGGGACAGGAACCCAAGGGGGCCGTGTCTAACCCGGTTGTATACGAGGTTGCGGAGCAAATCCGTAAAGTGGACCTTGACCTTCAGAGGCAGGGAGTCCGCCCCGATGTGATCAACAAACACCTTACCGAGACGGTTGTTCAAATGGCAATCGAGAGGCAGGACGAGTCCATTCTGGACGCTGCCTTGCTTGATCGCGTAGGGCGGAATGGGGAGCGAATCCCCGGTCCCGGCATGACTCTCGATGGCCGGAAGTCCATCGAGGAAGCCCGCGTCAAAATCAGGAAACTGAAGCAGCAGGAGCAGGACCAACAGCGAAAGCTCGAAGAGGAGCAGAAGAAAGCGGCGAAGGCGGCTATCTCTAGGGCCGCAATAGCTGACGGGATGAAGGCTTTCAGTGAGGGCCGAGGATTTGTCATTCCTCCTGACATTATCGCTGAGGCGAACAAACACGACCCGGACTTCGCCAAGGAGCTTCTCGAAACACAGAACAAGCTCAATACCTACAACTCCGGCACTGAAGACCCGGTGATCAGGGCACAGTTTGAAGCCAAGGCTGCCCGTGGAGAGTTGACAGAGAGCGAGATTCTGGAGGCCGTCCGGAACAATCAGCTCCGTGATCCAGTAGCCATCGGCCGTCTCTACGAAACCGTTGGTAGGATTCGCCGGGCTGACCCCCTGTCTGTCCCCGGTATTCGGGAGATTGTAAATCAGGTGGAGTTCATCGTCGGCCAGCCAGACCCCCTTCTGAAAATGTTGAAGAGGGGGCCGGAGGGATCAGCCGCCGTCCTGTTCGTTACCGAGGCCGTTGTGGCGGCCAAGGAGGCAAACCCGAACATCGCGCCTAGCGAGTTAAGACGGATCGCTCAAGAAGCTGCTGACGAGGCCATCCGCCTTTATGCATCCCCCTCGGACTACAAGGCGTACATCGACAACAAACCGGAGAACCGCCGAGCCTCGCCGGTGAGTGAAGTGACTACACCGATGCCTTCTCTCGGCAACACGGGGGCCTCGAACGAGAAGAAGACGGAAGAGGACGCGAAAGATAGGAGGGCAGAGGCGGCCCCGTCCCTAATCACATCTCAGCCGCCTCGACCGTTGAAGCCCGGTGAAACGCTCTTCGCAGACGTGGAAACGTTGCAGAAGTACATCAGGCTGTGGGTGGACGGAGACCCGCAAGCCAGGATTCTCAACGAATGGCTAGCGAAGAACAACATCAAGGGGGAAGATGAAGCGGACGCCTTCTTCAGGCTTCAGGCGGACCTGCTTCGTATCCGTACTGGTCAAAGTAACAAGAGGAAGTAATGAATAACGAAGAAGCCCTCATTGAGGCTTCATCGCCTGTACCGAACGACGAATACGAGACGATCAGGCAGCGGTTCAAAGCGAGACTGGAGTCCGGCTATCAGCCGGACTACCTCGACCCTTCTTCCGTCCCTCAGTCGGCAGAGGAGGGGAGCGTATTGAATACTGTGTGGGAAGGGGCAAAGACTGTCGGGAACAATCTCAGAGAGATTCCGAAGGCCATCCCGCGTGGTATTCTGAGAGCGGGTAACGAAGCCTCCGACTTCGCCTATTCCGTCGCCACCGCCAGCTACAAGTTCGGTAAGGAAGCTCCCAACGGGTGGTTCTCGTTCATCCTAGGTAAGTCGAACGAAAACCCCTTCCGCATCCCGGACGAGTTCATTGGAGAGTCCGAGACCCTGACCGGACAGCTTACCGAGGGCCTGTCCCAGTTCGCCGCTGGCATGTTTGCTGGCGGGGCTTTTCTCAAGGGCCTCGGATACGGCATCAGGGCTGCCACTGGATCGTCGAAGGTTCTCAACTTCGCTCGCAGCCAAGGGACTCTCCCTACAATGACGAAGGCAGGCATCGGGGATGCCGTGGCCTTCGATCCCCACGAGGAGCGTCTTGCTAATCTCATCGAGCAGCACACTTCGTTCGGTAATGCCGTTACTGAGTACCTAGCTGCGTCTCCGGACGATGGCGAAGCCGAAGGCCGGTTCAAGAACCTCCTCGAAGGAATGCTCTTGGGCATCCCGACTGAGGTGGTCTTCCACCTTGTCAAGGCTATCAAACTCAAGAACGCCGGTAAGCTGAACGAAGCCGTCGATGAGATTGACGCGGCTCAGGAAGCCTATACGAAGACCAAGGAAGCCGACCAAAAGGCTGCGGAGGGGCAGCCTACCGGCGAGGCTGGGAAGGCCGCCAGCGAGGCTCCCAGAGCCGATGACGGTCAGCTTAACTTTGACTTCGGAGGTACCGGAGGACCGGCTGACGATAGCGTCCGAAAGACGTTCGGAGACGCTGACGGAAACTTCAAGCCTGAGGAAGCCCTCGCTGGGGATGTGGGTAGCAAGCCGTCTGCAACGGCCAATGTACCACCTCCGAAGAAGATCATCGAGATTGATGATGCGACCCTTGAGGCTGACATTCTGAAGCGCCTTGAGCTGGAGGGGAATCCAAAAGCTAAGGAAATCGCCGGTCTCCGTACTGACCTTATCGACACGGACGAGGAACTTGCCACGACCGTCGCAGCCATCGCCGCGAATCACAAGAAGGCGTTCGACAAGGTACTTGGAGGGGACAAGGATAACGTTCGTATCACTGAGAGGGTGAAGAAGAACGCCGCTGAGTTTGCGGAGCTTATCGGGGATAACCCTGAAATCCTCTTCCAGCGGATGCAGGGCCAGCTCAAGAACCTTTATCATATGGACGCGGAGATGTTGGCATACCGCGACATCATGAAAACGGTCCATATGAAGCTGCGGGACATTTCCCGTATCGTCGCTGATACCTCCGTACCTCTCGGTAAGTACGCAACTAGAGACGAGCTTCTGGAGGACTTTGGGCGTCACTGGGAGCTGCTTGCGAACCTTCAGCTCCACTACAAGGGCCTCCAAACCAGCATCGCCCGAGCGCTCAACGCCATGCGCCTAACTGCCGAGGTTAGGAGCGGCAAGATCATCGACGTGAACCCGGAGCAGCTTTGGCGAGGAGGTAAGGGAGAGGAAGCGGTACGAAAACTTGCGCAGCAGGTTCTCGCTACAGGGGACGACCTCTTTAGCGCCGCCAAGCTTACCCGTAGGCCGTTCGCCGCTCGCGTTCTCGACGCAGTGAACGAGTTTTTCATCAACTCGCTCCTGTCCAGTCCTAAAACCCACATGTTAAACATCATAGGCGGCATTCTCCAGACGGCCACCATGCCGCTCCGAAGGATGCTGGCCGGAGCGTTCCAAGCTGACGGCGCGGCCATCCGTGAGGGCTTCGACATGTATGCCTCAATCGCGGCCTCAGCGGCGGATGCCTTGGAGCTTGCGTGGAGATCGTTCAAGACGGCTGAGCCTATTCTGGACTCCGGCCACGTAGGAACGCCTGTCACTCGTGCCATTTCCTCTGAAAACCTCAATATCACGAATGACGTGTGGAAGATGGTGGTGGACGGCCTGTTCGGGCCTCTAGTCCGCCTCTCCAGTCGTTTCATGACGGCTGAGGATGAGCTGTTCAAACAGCTCAACTACCGTGCCTATGTCAGGGCTGAGGCTCTCCGTGAAGCTCGTGCCATTCCTGAGCTACAGAACGACCCCAAGGCGTTCGCGGAGTATGTCAAAGATCGCGTGAACAAGGCGACGGAGGGCGGTTCCGCGTTCGACGCTAAGGGACGTGTTCTGCACGAAAAGGCCCTGAAGTACGCCCGAGAAGTGACGTTCACCCAGTCGCTCAAAACCTCGACGTGGTTCGGGGCAAAATCTCTTGGCGAAGTCGTCCAAGACGGCTTGGTCAACGTACCACCTTTAAGGTTGATCGTGCCCTTCGTCCGCACCCCGACGAATATCGCCCGGTTCACCTTCGACCACATTCCCGTTATCGGGATGGTTAGGAAACAGATGTTCGACGACCTTCGCGGAGTGAACGGCGCTGAGGCACGTGCCGAGGCGGCAGCAAAGCAGGCGCTCGGTGGTATCATCCTGACTACGGCTGCGACGCTCGCCTATCAGGGTAAGCTGACCGGAAGCGGCCCATCCGACCCCCAGTTGAGAAAGGCGCTGGAGGATAGCACGAACTGGCGTCCCTATTCCTTCGTTTGGGAACGCCCGGACGGTACCCGCCAATACATCAGCTTCCAACGCATCGAGCCGTTCGGCTCGCTCCTCGGCCTTATTGCCGACGCCTTTGAGGTTTCCGGGCATCTTCAGGAGAAGGAGTGGGAAGAAATAGCCCTGATGACATCCCTTGCGGTAACTAAGAATTTCAACAGCCGCACGTACCTTCAGGGCCTAGTGAACGTCTTTGCCGCCCTGTCCGACCCTGACCGAAAGGCCGAAGCGTTCTTGAAGAACTTTGCCGCAGGCTTCGTCCCCTCATTCTTTCAGGTGTTCAACGACCCGGTTATCAAGGAAGCCCATGGCATCATCCAAGCCATGAAGCGGAAAATCCCAGGCTTCAACGAGGAGTTGGACCCGCAGCGGAACCTCCTAGGAGAGAAACGGTACATCCCGCCCGGTCTCGGTCCTGACAGTATCTCCCCCATTGCCACTGGGTACAACAAGTCGGAGTTTGCCCCGATGAGTGAGCAGTGGCGGCGGACTCCTTCTCGGGATGTTCATGAGGAGTTGGCCCGGCAGTTGATCATCAATGATCGACATATGAGACTCCCGCCCAAGAAGGTGGAGGGATTGGACCTCACTAAGTACCGTAGCTCGGTGACTGGCAAGACTGCCTATGATCGCTGGCAGGAGCTTACTGGCACTATTAAGATTCAGGAAAAGACCCTGAAGGAGTACCTTCATGACCTGATAAACTCGGAGCGATATCGGACCGAGATGACTGACGGTAACCTCGATACCGACGGTTCTCGCGTCGAAGCAATCGTGTCCGTAATTCAGGGCTTCCGAAGGGCCGCATTCATGCAACTGCTTCAGGAGGAGCCAGAGCTTCTAAAGGACTACCAAAATGCCAAGATCAAATCGGCTATTACGAAGGTTAGTCCGGACAGGGCAGAGCAGCTGAAGCAGCAACTGGGGCAGGAATAGTCGCAGCCCCATAACGGTATAGTCACTACACCCCCGGTCTAAAGGCCGGGGGCTTTTCATAGGAGAAACATGGCACTTTCCTACGTGCAGTACGTGGGAGACGGGACTACGGAAACCTTCGCTGTCCCCTTCCCGTACCTGTCTCGTTCCCATGTCAACGTCACCGTTGACCTTGAACCTGTCTCTTTCTCGTGGGACGACCCCTACACTGTCCGCGTCTCCCCCGCTCCGGGAGCGGGCTCGGTGGTGGAGGTGAGACGAAATACCGAGAGAGACCGCCGCTTGGTGGACTTTGTGGACGGCTCCGTCCTTACCGAAACTGACCTAGACGTGTCTTCCCTTCAGGTCTTCTTCATCGTTCAGGAGGCCATTGACATTGCCGGAGGCACGCTTGAGCTGAAGTCTGACGGCTCTTACGGGGCACATGGACGCCGTATCTCGGACGTAGGTACCCCGGTCAACGCCAGAGACGCGGTGACGAAGGAATACCATGACGGCACCTTCATCCCGCAGATGCAGGGCCTCCTGTCGCAGACGACCGCTGCGAGGGACACGACTATCACTGCGAGGGATACGACTATCGCTGCCCGCGATGCTGCGATTGCGGCTCGTGACCTCGCGCAACAGTATCGTGACGCAGCAAACTCCCATCGTCAGGCTGCGGCCACCTCTGAGGCGAACGCTCTGGCGCACAAGAACGCCGCTGCTACGAGCGAGACCAATGCGGCAAATAGCGCCTCGCAAGCCGCGTCGTCCAAGTCCGCCGCAGAGACCGCTAAGACCGCCGCAGAGACGGCTCGGGATCAGGCCCAGACGTACCGTAACGAAGCCCTCAATTTTCGGAATCAGGCGGAAGGCTTCAAGAACGACGCCGCAGCCAGCGCGGCAGCGGCAGCGCTCTTCGATCCGTCCACCTACTACAACAAGACCCAGTCCGATGGCCGGTTTGTCCGCAAGGACACGACTACCTCGCAGCACATTCCCGGCCCTCTATCCGTATCTCAGTCGCTTGGAGTACGGGCGCTTCCGGGGCAAAACGTCGGCATTGCCCTGACTGACGAGAACGGAAATGAAGTGGCGCTTATCTACGCCACTCCCTCTACCGGTTTCCTTGGTATTAGGCGCAAGAAAGAGGACGGATCATACGCCCAACTGAAGTTCTTACCCGACACTATTACGTACAACGACAAACGGCTTATCACCGAGGCGGAAATTGACCCCTGGGCAATGCAGCCTATCGGCGTTCCAATCCCGGTTTTCGACCATATCCCCGGCGCCTCCGTGCCTCCTAGGAACAAGGGGTATCGATATGTCGTTTTGAGGGCTGGGGATACGGGCTCCGGGCGATACAACGAAGGCATCTTGACCAACGAAACCGTCTCCGGCTCTGCGCCGCTTATCAACGCCACGGCGGTCATCAATCTTCCTGCATCCCCAATGCACGGGCAGACGATCCGCCTTATCTGCACGGAGCAGCGGTTCATCCGAGCTGGATGGTCAGGCACCGTGCAGGATGACGCCTTTCAGGGGCATTGGCATACGCTTGTCGCCACTACCAACGGCGGCGTCGGGGCCACCACAGATAACACCGGCGGAACTGGGATTACCAGAGATAACCGTGTCACGACACCTGTCACAGACGGGTGGAACGGCACGCCGCGCGTCGCCAATGAGACACGCCCGAGAAACATCCAAGCTACCTACTTCATGAGGATTCTGTGATGCCGTGGGCTGCACACAACATCATCAGCACGGACCCTATTGAAGGCGGTATCGAGATTACCGAGTATCAATACCTCGAAGCTCTTGAAGCGATGGGGGAAGGTCTCATTGTCAACGTGGATGACGGAGTCCTCCGCTTCGT